AATTCTATGGTGAACCACATCATAGAAATGATGAAATTAGCCGAGGCAGGGCCTCCCAGCGCTGCTGATGGGGAATAACCACCCAACAAAAGGAGAAATATTATGGGAACGACTAAAAAAGCAGATCAATCAAATGCATCCGCTCTTAATGCTGAAGGCAAGGCGGATGAGGATGTAGAAGTGGTTGATCATATTGCCCCTGACAAAACTGCTGCCAAGGCAGATAAAGTGACTGCCAAAGCTGAGGCGGCCGGAAGAAAAGCAACTGCGAAGGCGGCGGCTGCTGAGGAGGCGGCTGCGGCTGTTGCTGAGGCCAAGACGCAGGAAAAAGTTGATAAGTTGTTTGATGAAGAAAACATGCCCGGCCCGGAGCCTATGGGATCCCTAAAACCAATTGAATATGTTGGTGAAACACCTCAGGCGAAAGCACGGCAGAAGGCTGAACTAAAGGCAACGCTGGTCAACCTTCTGGCTTTTGACGTTAAGATCAAAAATTGTTCTGATGATCTGCGTGAATTTATTCTTAATGCCGAAGCCGCACTGGTGGAGGTAAATTGTGTTTAAATTCAATAGAAACATGATAGATGGGTCGCTACCCCTTCCATATTTCATGCTCATGTCGGCGGATGATGGTAATGATGCGGAAGGTGGCGGCGGATCCGGTGGATCTGGCGATGACGATGCGGGGGGATCAGATAATGGCGACGATCCTGTCATTCATTTTGACGATAGTAAAAATGATAAGGGCGATGTTGATAAAGGTGATGCTAATGATCCTTTATCAAAACTTGCTGATGCCGCGAAAGATGACAAGGATAATGATAAGGCTGTTGATAAAGCTGGTGATAAACCGGGGACCTATGATCATATTCCTGAACATCTTCGCGGTAAAGATGGTCTTGAAACCGCCAATAAACTGCTTGATGCCTATAAGGGGTTGCGCAAAGGTGCTGAAAAAGCTCCTGAAAAAGCAGAGGATTATACCCTTGATGTTGCGACAAATCTCGATGGGTTTCTTAATCCGGATAGTGAAGAAGACAAGCCAATTCTTGATGCTTTTCGGGCGGTTGCCCATGAGCATGGTTTGAGCAATAATCAGTTTGGCAATATTATAAACGGCTTTTATGGCAAGATGATTGAAGCCGGGGTGATAGAAAAACCGCTTGATATGAATGCTCAGGTCGAGATATTGGGCGGCAAAGAACAGGCCGCCCGCCTTATCGGTGTTAATACTGCCTGGGGTGATGGCCTTGTTTCTTCTGGGGCCTTAACGAAAGAAGAGGGTGCAGAATTTAAAATCATGGCTGGCTCTGGCATGGGGTTGCGTGTCATGAACAAGCTTCGTGAAATGACGGGTGATCGTACTGCCCCGGCTAAATTTCCGGCTGGTGAAGGCGGCCCTGATGGGGCGGCCCTTCAAGAGCGATTGCATGACAAGCGCAATGAAACGGATCAGGCTTTTGCAACAGAAACCGCTGCAATGTATAAAAAAGCATATCCGGGCAAGGGGTAAACCCACGTCCACTAATTCGCAACACGGCCGTGATCTGTGAATTGTGGAACGAAGACAAGAACAGGCAACCATACCTTAGTATTGACAGTGAGTGGAAGTCTCACACTAACGTCCTTGGTCAAATATACCAAGAATTTTTGAAAGGACTATGAGATGAAAATAGCGATTGTTGGTCAAGGAATTTTAACGCGCCCCCTGAAATCAGTAAATTATTTGAAACGTCAAATTATGGAAAAGAATAGGAGCCTTATCTGTTGCATGTGTTGGCGGATTTTTTTATATTCTTGACTTTTTCGTAAAATTAGAACAAGAATGATCCATCATTCCCCATATTGGGCTGATTGACAGCTTGGAAAGACCAGCACACCGCAAGGGTGTCCCTTGTAGCGTATCGACCCAAGATTATGGCTCCCGCCTCGCGGCCCGGACAATTGGCCCTCGATTTCGTGGTTTTTCTAAACTATGAGATTTTAAAAAGAGGAGCAATCTCATGTCAAAAACATTACCCGAACACATTGCGATCATGTTTGATAATCAAGTCAAACATGCTTATCAAAACACTGGCGGCCATCTGGCCGCAACTGTTCGCGTTCGTCGCAATCGCGGCGTTAAAACTTTCCAGTTTCCTAAAATGGGATCTGGCGTTGCACAGCGCCGCAGTCAGCAATCTTTCCGTAAACTCATGAATATCGTTCATACCAAAGTACAGGCCGTGGGCGTGGAATGGGAAGCGGCTGAATTTACCGATATTTTCGATAATGCTCAGGTGCATATCAGCGAACAAAAAGAACTGGCTACGGTTGTTTCGACTGCGATTAATCGTCGTGAAGATCAAACTGTCATTGATAGCATGGATGCGTCCGGCACCACTCAGATTGTTGCAAAATCTGTTGGTGGGGCTGATACAAGTCTTAATTCTGCAAAGCTTATTGAGGCGTCGCGGTTGCTAGGTGTTAAAAATGTACCAAGAAATGACCGTTTCTTTATAGGACATGAAAATAGCCTTGCGGGCTTGCTTGGGGAAACTGACGCCACAAGTTCAGATTTTAATACCGTGAAGGCTCTCGTCAATGGTGAGATTGATACATGGGTCGGGTTTAAATTCATCTGGTTCGGTGATCTTGAAGAAGGTGGATTTGATTTGACGGCCAACACCCGTAAACAATATGCTTATCATGGTGGTCCAATGGGATCTACTGGTCTTGGCATTATCATGAAAGATGCCATCAACACCACATTTGAAAATCTTGTAGGGTCCTGGCTGACCGTTCAGGATTTTATTGCTGGTGCTGTGGCAATTGATGCTGACGGTATCGTGGAAATGAATACTCACGAGGCTTAAAGTTAATTGGCGGGTCTTTTTCTAAGATCAGGCCCGCCATCTTGTAATTTAAAAAAGGAGAAGTCAAAATGGCTTTTGATATTACACAATTTGATCATGCTGGTGGTGGGTTTAATGCCGCTCCCAAAAATTCATCATTTTTCACCGCTGACGCTCAGGCTGTTGTTCAGGCCGCTGGTTATTTCAATGCGGCATATGCTGAGTTGAAAACTGGTGATAGTATTTATGTTTCTATGAGCGATACTCATAAGATTTATCAAGTTACTGTTGATAAGTCTGCTAAGACAGTAACCTTGTCATTGGAACTTAAGTTCGGCATTATCACCTAATCTTACAATGAAAGGCGCGGGTGCTATTTAGAAATACTTGGTGCCCGCACTCACATCATGGCTAGTTCAGATATAGATATTTGCAAACAGGCTCTCATCCTTCTGGGTGAGCGGCCTATTCAATCATTTGAGGATGAGGGTGATATCGCCCGCATTTGTGCGGAGAGTTATCCTGATTTCAGGCTTGGCCTGCTTACTGTTCATCCTTGGCATTTTACCATGTTCCAGCGCCAGCTTGCCCTTAGAGCTAATTTTGATCCTATTGGCTGGGATTTTGCCCATACTCTTCCCTCTGATCGGCTGTCCGCTCCCCGTGCGCTATTTTCTGATAAGGATGGTTTTCCTGAAAAAACCTATGAGATTGTTGAGGAAGATATTTACAGCAACTCAGAAAACTTATTTGCCCTGTATGCCCGTGATGTCGTTGAGGCTAAATGGGATCCTGTTTTTACACAATTTGCCATTCATGCTTATGCGGCCAATATTGCGATGGCGGTGACAGAAAAAACCAAAAAAGAAGATCAATTGGTTCGTAAGGCCTGGGGGGATGTTGCCCGCCGCGATGGTGGATGGTTTGCCCGTGCTAAAAATCTTGATGCACAGCGCCAAGGGCAACGCAGTATTATTGAAGATCAGGGGCCATTTATTGCGGCGCGGAGCAGTCGTTCAAACAGAGATGGATTTTTCAGACGGTGACAAGATTAGACCACACAATTCAAGCGGCGTTTACAAATGGTGAGCTTAATGAAGAGCTTACTTTTCGTGAAGATATTGAAGTATATTATAAGGGTGCCGCTGAAATGACGGATGTATATCTGTTGACACCGGGCGGCTTTCGTCGGCGGCCTGCCCTTGCTTTTGATGGCCGTCTACGTAATCAATTAGATACTATTTCCCTGGCAGGGGCAACGATCACCACGCCAAATGGCGGAACGGACGCTAATCTCATTGATGGTGATGTTGATACTTTATCCACCACCACAGCAAATGTTGGCGTTATTGATCCTTATGTGGTTTTTCATATAGATCTACTGGCAGCCACTGCTGTTGATTTCGTGGATTTTGAGGCCTTCAAGCTTTCTTCTGGATCCCTTGATGATGAGTTTCGCGTCCAGTCGTCTGTTGATGATGCGATATGGGTTGATTTTGGTGGCCCATTTAATTTGGCTGATACTGCTCGTAATCGTCGGCGGTCCATTGGCCCTGGCAGCACTGTTACGGCACGATTTTGGCGTTTTGTTCGTATTGGATCCACGGCCACGGCCGCCACGGTTGATGTTGGTGAGGTTTCATTTTTTGTTGAAAATGTAACGCTTGCTGAGATTGAGCTTCTGTCGTTCGTACAGAGCGATGAGGCGCAATATATCATGGCGATAACGGCTCAGCATATTGATGTATTTAAAGCGGGTGTATATGTTGG